GGAGGGAGAAAGGGGGAGGTAGTCCCACGACTATTTCGGGGATTAACTCTACGCGTGTTCGACCGTTCTGGTGCTCTTAGGCTCGATCCTGATCTCGAGGCGATCCGGCACTTACGTCAACTCTTAGGAGTTTTCCGTAAGTTAAGGATGGCATCATCAGTCAAAGATACTGGAAACAGTGTCCTAGACTTTTTCAGGACCGATCAGGAGGTGAAACGTGGAACCCTTTCCTGGGATGACCACATTTCTTTCGAGTGTTCCTGGCCTCGATAGGCAGGGCGAGTTAGAACTCGACTTGCCACCCCGACCCAAGCCTCTCGAAGGAGCCCTGACCTGTAAGATTCAGCAAGTAGCTGATCTTCTCAGTTCATGGCTCGGGGTTTTCAACCCCGAGGCTTGGAGGCCTTCGCATGGACCAGGTGCCGTTTCAGATCAGCCTTACTCGGACTATAAGTACGAGTTCAAGAACTGGTCTGATCGGCTCGAATCCGTATTCCCCTACAGTGACTTCACGAAAGTGAACTATCTGCAGGATATGCAGGATTCGGTATACATGGACTCTGTGAAGTGGAACGAAGTTCCACCAGCACGATTACACGCTGTCCCAAAGACTCTCACGACTCCTCGGCTTATCGCCGCGGAACCTGTGTCGAATCAGTGGGTACAGCAGGTGATCAAAGATTACATGTATACTCGTGTGCGAGAAACTCCTATTGGGAGCCTGATCACATTCCATGACCAGGAACCTAATGGACGACTTGCACTCGAAGCCTCCCGTGATGGAAGCCATTCGACAATTGATTTGTCGAGTGCCTCTGATCTGGTGTCTTGTTGGCATGTTGAGCGCCTGTTCAGACGCTTACCGTGCCTTCTCAGAGCCTTACAGGCCAGTAGGTCTGTTTGGATCCGGCAAGACATTTGCAAGTACTCTCCCAAGTATTACTACTTGCGGAAGTACTCCACCATGGGCAACGCCACTACCTTCCCCGTTCAATCTCTGTTTTTCCTGGCGATTGGCCTTGGAGTCTTCGCTTACGAGCGAGGTCTCCCGGTCAATAACCGGTTATTCAGGATTGCAGCTAGGGCAGGGGTCCGAGTCTTCGGAGACGATATCATCGTTCCC